CGTCCCCTTATTACTAGCACTCCCCCTCCAAAAATCACATTTGCAACACCTGTCTAACAGGTATGATTAGAGTATGTCCCGAATACCAGACCACCCGCTGCGCCTGGCTCGTGTTAGAGCAAACCTCAGCCAGCAAGCCCTAGCTAAGAAGGCTGGCGTACAACGCTCAGCCATCACCGCCATTGAAGATGGCAGGACTCAGATTCCTACCCAAGCACTATCCGCCAAGCTGAATGCAGCTCTCGGCACCGACGACATCCGTGAGGAAATCAGATTATGGTCCGTAAGACCCTTGCAGCCTTCTTTGCGACCATCAGCACAAAACTTGATGCTGATACCGCCATACACACTTGGGCAGTACTACAAGACATTTCAGCAGTGGAGATCCGACGTTGCGAGTACCCAAACCGCATTTGCGAGTATGTTGCGTATGAATCCTGCGATTGTTCGTGACTACGAATCAGGAAAATATAACTCACTACCTGACGGTCTAGCAGCTAAGATGATAGAGGCGTTTAGCCCGTATGGCTTTTCGACCGAATACCTAACCGCATTAGAAGGGCTAAAGAGACAATGAACGAGATGGACTACTTTGACTGGCGTGACTACGGCATCAACAAGGGCTGGATTAGCGAGCCTAACTGCTACACCCACGACTCCGCACCAATGACCACCGAAGAAGCAATGGAGTTTGACGAGGGCGGAGACCCTTGCATTCCTATGTTCCGTATTTGGGAAGAGAAGATTGTATGATGTTTCCCTATGACCCTTATATTGATGCAAAGCCTTACAATGCTCCGTTGAATCCGGAGTTGCCCAAGGAGACCATACTTGTGTCGGTTCCTGACCCTGTACATAATCCTGCTCACTACACTCAGTTCCCTGTAGAAGTTATTGAGATTACTGAGCATTTGAACTTTTGCTTGGGCAACGTGGTCAAGTACGTATGTCGCGCCGACTTCAAGGGCAACAAGTTGGAGGACTTGAAGAAGGCACAGTGGTATCTAAGTAGGGAGATTGCGCGTCTTGAGTCAGGTAAGTAGTTATGACACGTCGAAGTTTGAGTCGAAACTCAACACTCCACGAAGAACTAAAGAGCAGGATTTATTCGAGCGTGTCCTTGCTGCCGCAATCGCAGCTGACCGTCAAGGTCTCTTTTGTGAAGTATCCGTTATTTTGGATCAAGATGAAACTCTTACAAAAGCTGACGTCGAACTTGTATGGTCCTCGTCTAAACTCCAAGCAGCTCTGGAGAGCCGTGGCATACGTACCACTAAGAACCCTAATCTCACTCTACGTCAGGAAATGCTTCTCCAGGCTTACCTAAGCCCGCTGAACCTGAAGCCCATCCAGACAGTTGCCAAGCAGCTGAAAATCACTTCAAATGAGTTGGATGGCTGGCTACGCCAGAAAGAGTTTGCTGGTGCGATGTCGGCTAAGTCGGCGGATAACCTGAAGTCCTACATTCCTATGGCTGATAAGGCGTTGGGTGATTTGGTGCAGCAGGGCGATATGAAGGCGATTCAGTTTTTGAATCAGTTGACTGGACGCTTTGATCCGAACGCTAAGCAGCAGGTTGACCTACCCGCAATCCTACTTCAGGTGCAGGACATTATTTTGCGCTATGTCACTGATGGTGCCACTAAGCGCAACATTGCACGTGAACTTATCGCTCTCGCCACGGGTCAATCACATTTCGCTGCACTTCCTGAGCCTCAATCCAATACAATAGAAGTTGAGGCGACAACTATCACTATTGAGGATTAGATATGTCTTACACGACTACCACTCGCCTAGCCCTTCAAAAAGCCGTCCCTGGAACCTCCCAGCCGTTTGAGACTAGCGTTATCAACTCGAACTGGGACAAGGTTGACGCTGAGGCTGTTGCTGTAAACACTCGTGTTGCTGCCGTTGAAACTACCATTGCTGGTGGTTCGGTGAACGCGGCTAACACCGCCACTAGCGCCACTACTGCCACCACTGCTGCCAAGGCTACTCGCATTACCGCCAGCGGTCTTGACCGCTTGGTATTCGTAGCTGCGACTGCTCCTAGTTCGGGAATGGTTGCTGGCGACATCTGGATCAAGGCGTAAACCTAAATGGCTCTGTCGTTATCCGTATCAGTTACAGGGTCATCTACTGTTACCCTGAACTGGTCGATGACGGGTGTAACCTCCGGTAACTACCCTTGGTACATTGACCTCACCGGTCCAGGCTCCATCAATGACCCCCAGTCCGGCAGTCTTTACAGTACTTCTAGCAAGTCTGGTTCTGCCACTGTAACTGGTCTTAGCGCCAGCACCTCATACACTTGGGGAGCAACTGTAACTTACCAGAGTGGTAACGTAGGTGGACCATCTACTACTGCCTCTGGAACTACTCAGGCTGGTGTTGCTACCTACAGCATCACTTGGGATCTAGCAGGCGGTTCTGGCGGCTCTGGCTACACCTATTCGGTTACCGCTGGAAACTCCGTTCCTGCTCCTACTAGCAACCCAACTCAATCTGGCTATAACTTCACTGGCTGGTCGGTTTCATTCCCATACACTCCTTCTGGCAACGCAACTATTACCGCTGGTTGGTCTCCAGTCCCCGCAACTTACAGTGGTTCGTGGAACCTTGACGGCGGCTCTGGTGGTGGACCATACCCCGGAAGCGTTACAGCTGGTCAGTCAATCTCGGCTCCATCTACGCCAACTAAGGCTGGCAATAACTTTGCTGGCTGGTCGGTTTCATTCCCTTACACCCCATCAGGTTCTGGCTGGAGCATCACTGCATACTGGTCGCCAGTCGTTACGACCTACACAATCACTTGGGACCTCGCAGGAGGCTCAGGTGGCTCTGGCTACACCGCCTCTGTAACCGCTGGAAACTCGGTTTCAGCACCGTCAAGTAACCCAACTAGATCAGGCTATAACTTCGCTGGTTGGTCAGTTTCATTCCCCTACACGCCTTCAGGCAATGCCACTATTACCGCTTCGTGGACGCCAGTTGTCGTTGTAACCACTGGATACCTTCAGGTTTACAACGGAACTTCGTGGGTGCAGGTCCCGGTAAATGTCTACAATGGCAGCACTTGGGTAGAAGCACCTGTTTATGTATACAACGGAACTACTTGGGTGGTATCGCAATGACGACTGAACAGCCAGCTCACGTAAAGGTCACCATCAACGACCTCTACAGGGAACAGCAGGAAACCAACAAACTGCTTATTCAACTCGCTACTGAGTTGAAGAGTTTGTCAGACCTGCCTGACCGCGTGTCGAAGTTGGAGATTGCTAACGCTACTACTGCGTGGGTTCCTAAGCTGATGTGGGCTGCGCTCACCGCTGGAGTTTCATCCATCATCGCAACTATCTGGCAGGCGGTAGCAAAATGACTGCAAAAATCTACAACTTCCGTCAACCACTTGACAAGTTCAAGCGCGGTACTAAGTTCGGCGCAGTTGACGACGCTCACCCTAACGGACATCGTGGTGATGACTACAATGGTGTCCCAGAAGGCACCGCACTGAAGGCTGTAGCCAACGGTAAGGTTGCTGCAATAATGTTCTCCAAGGCGCTGGGAAACATCGTCGTGTTCCAGGTTGGCTCCCGCTTCTTTGGCTACTGTCATATGCAGAAGCCTTGCAAGTGGAAGGTCGGCTCGGTTTTGAAGTCAGGCACTATCATCGGCTTTGTAGGAAATACTGGCACCGCCTCTAGTGGGGACCACCTTCATCTCACGCTGGGCGACTCGCCGCTTAGCGTGATTCAAGGCGAAGTTTATTCTGCCTACGACTTTATTGCAGATAAGATTGAAGAAGAAAAGAAAGCAGCGTAAAAATGACTCCAGAAAAGCGTTCTATCATTTACACCAGCGCCGCTGGTATCGTCCCGGTACTGGTCGCAGCTGGCTTCCTAACTGATGCTTTAGGTCAGGCAATCCTGAACCTGATCGCTTCTGCTATTGCGGTATTCGCACTGGTTTTAGCAAAAAAGAATACCCCTAAGAAGTCCGCTAAGTCCACCACTAAGGCAGAATAATGGCTACTCCATCAGACGCAAAGGCAGAACTGGCTGCAAAAATGGCAGCTAAGAAGCCAACCCCTAAGCCTACCCCAAAGAAGACTCCGGAATACAAGGGTCCATTTGGCAAGGATATTAGCAAGGTTGTTCCATTTTCAAAGGAATGGTACAAGCTGGCTAACACCAAGGGCATTGACTAATGCCTTACAAGTTCA